AGACGTCTTCAGGAGGATTATCCCTGGCGCTCCAGACCGTCCGCCGAAAGGGGCAGGTGAATTCACCTGACCCTTTTCACTGTCCGGCGCTCGCCAAGCATAGCGGCAGACGCGGACGGTCCCAATCGTCTACATGGGCGCCGCAGGATAGACACCTGCCGAAATCAATTCCGGATTGGCGCTCTGCCTCAGCCTGCGCGGCACGCTCTCGATCGCGCAGGAGAGACGCGGCAAGCCGCTCACGCTCGGTACTCACGCAAATCACACCAGCGAATCACTCGACCCATCTCGAATGATACGACGGGAGCAATCGCGCACGCCTCGAATGAGACGGAAGTGCCCAAGATTTTCCGGCGAGGGAGGACGCGCCCCGGTTGAGGCCGCTCGCGCTGGAACGCGCTCTCGGGAACGAGACTTCTCTTTACCGGATGCGAAATGTTCTTCGTCACTCCACGGAACGGTGTGTTCATGGAGTATCCGCGCGTTGCGATTTGCGCCGCATTGCGGACAGTGGCCATTGACAACTACAGGCTCGTTCATGACTCCTCGTCAATTACGAAACACAAATGCGAATCGATCGTCTGCTGTATCTACTAAGTCTACTAAGGATGACTAGACAGCAGCATATACAAATTGCCTCGGAGCGGAGGGTGCGGGCCTTCCAGCCCGCCGCCCGCGACATCAGCCCTCGCGAGTAAGGGATAGTCGACCTATACCTCATATCCAGAACCGCCGCTAGTGGTACGACGCGGGGAATCCGCGTTATGATCCGGACTACGCCAGCAAGAACAATCCGCTCTGGTACACGCTGCCACTTGGGCGAACCGGGTTCATCATCACCTGCGCCGGTTGCGGCAAGCTGTTCGATAGCAAGGGCCTGCGCTGTTGCTCGACGGAATGCGAGCGCCAGTATCGCGAGCGCCAGGACAATGCCGCGACCATGGCCGAGGTCGGCATGGAGGCGGCGGCCAAGCGCCGGTGCGGGAACCCGGATTGCCCCAATACAATTCCGAACTGGAAGGACGGCCGGCGCGTGTCGAAGGCCATGCGGTTCTGTAGTCCAGCGTGCCGAAGAAAGATCGCGGGAAAGGCCCAGAGCCCAACCCCGGTGATTTCGGCGTCCATATGTGATTCTAAGGCCGATAAAATGCGGTCTTCTGACCCCACCCAAAAACCCGACCCAGGCTCGCGGACGGAGGCTGAGGCCCCCGTGCGGTTCTCGGTGCCGTTGAACCTGCTCGGTGGACACCGATTCCGCGATGCACCGGGCCTTGATCAGGAAACTCGCAAGGCAATTATCCGCGAGGAGATTGGCTCGCCGAAGCCAATCAATGAACCGTCGCCCGCCCCCTTCGAAAGTCCGGAGAAATTATCGGAAGGCCTCGATGGCCCCAATACCGATTTGGACGCTGATTTGTGAAAGATGTGGCCGTTTTACGGGCCTTCAAATCGAGGCTCTAAAGTTCCTCATCCGGGTTCGCGGGCGAGCCGATTGAGGAACCGTTCTGAGTGTTCGCCGAATGTTGGATCATTGACTGCTGCCCCGGCGGCAAAATCGGGCTTTTGCAGTGTGCGGCCAATTCGTTGCTCAAGGCAGCCGATGCAAAGAATAGGCTGTTGCCGTTTAGGGGGCGTGTGATCACGCCACGCCTCTTCCCAAACATCGTTCGTCACTATGTACCATTCGCCGATAGCGCGTGTGTCGATATGGCAATCGACGCATGGTTCATCCGCGAGCCGATCGCGCAGTCGATCCGACATGTCGTTCCTGTCTGAGTGATTGACCATTCCGGCGAAGAAGTCTGCTCTCCGCAGCTTACGGCCGATGCGCTCTTCGAAACAGCCGATGCAAAGTATCTCTTCGCCTGGCGATCCGTATCGTGCTTCGCGCGTCCGCCATGCTCGCTTCCAGAGTCGGGATTTCACCATGTAGAATTCCCCGGCTGCGTATGTGTCCAGCTCGCAATCCGCGCAAGTCATGACGGGATCGGGCGAATGAAAATCCGGGTCGTCACGGTGTCTCCCTCATCATTGCGGCTGCCTCCGCCGTGTGTCGCGCCACTGGACCAACGCAGGCGGTTTCGCCCCCGGTGCGGGCGGTAGCACCCCCGTGTATGCGGGGTGATGCTCGCGGTCGACCGGATAGCCGTCGGGCCCGATTGCGGTCTCGTAGCCGCGGCTCTCGATCACTTGCTTCGTGCCCTCGTGACATGGTCGGCACAGGCTCTGTAGTTTTCCGAACCTGAACCGGTGCGGGTCACCGTTCACCGGCTCGATGTGATCTGCCACCTCAGCGATTCGCACAAGGCCGCGCTTCAAACACATCTCGCAGAGCGGCTGAAGCTCGCGTTGCCGGCGCGAGATCTTTTTCCACCACCGCCGGTCGTACCATTCGTGTTGGGGGCGGGACTGCCGGGGAATACGGATTGCCATGGGTGAGGTTTACCCGATACGCTGGTCGGCGTACAAATGTTGGTTCGTGTTTCTCCCATCCCATCATCGGAGTCCCGCTATGCCTCGTCCGTCTGCTGCCCATCTCGCTGCGATCGCCCACGTCCCCCGCGAGCGGCTCGAGCCGCCGAGTTCGCTCGACCATACTGAGCGCGCAATCTGGAATCGGATCGTCTCTGCGCAGCCCGCAGGTTGGTTTGATGGGGGCGTAGAGCTGTTGACCAGGCTAATCGTGCTGCTCGCCGGGATCGAAGCGTTGGAGGGGCAGTTGCGCCGGTTGAGGGGGAGGAAAACGTCGGTCGATGAGGATTACGTCGAGTTGATCGCGTTCCACTCGCAGCAGGCCCAGCGTGCCGAGAGGTTGATGTCGGCGTTGCGGCTCACGCCGCGTAGCCGTTCGAGCACCGAGGCATCGTCGCTGCAACTGCGCAAACAGCAGCCGTCCGCCGTAATACAGCCGTGGGAGATCAAAGCCGATGCCGCGGCCGAAAAGACGACCATCAGCTGAAGCGCCTACGCTCGCGCAGGCGGCAGATACTGATCGGGTCACCGGCGCTGACATAGCAGCCTTCATCGAGCAAGTCTGCCGAGTTCCGGAAGGGCAGGACGTCGGCAAGACCGTCGTGTTGCAGCCGTGGCAGTGTGCGCTCATCAAGTTGATTTATGATAATCCGGCCACTACGCGCCGGGCGATCATCAGTGTCGCCAGGAAGAACGGGAAGACGGGACTTGCAGCCTGTCTGTTGCTCGCTCATCTCTGCGGCCCACCAGCGCGGAGTCGTCCGAATTCGCAACTGTACTCGGCGGCGCAAAGCCGCGATCAGGCTGGCATCATCTTCTCGCAGGCCGCCAAGATGGTGAGGATTAATCCCGCCCTCGCGCAGATCGTGCGCGTCAAGGATGCGGCCAAGGAGCTGCTCTGCCCCAACCTTGGTACGCACTATCGCGCGCTCTCGGCCGAAGCGTCGACCGCGTTCGGACTGTCGCCAAGCTTTGTTATATTCGACGAACTCGGTCAGGTTAGGGGCCCGCGCTCTGTGCTTTATGAGGCGCTTGAGACCGCGACCGGCGCGCAGCAGAACCCGCTAAGCATCATCATCTCGACACAAGCCCCGACCGACGCGGACTTGTTCTCGATGCTGATCGACGATGCGCTCGCTGGTCACGATCCGCAAACCGTGATCCGGCTCTACACCGCGCCGGTCGATCTCTATCCCTTCGACGAGGAGACGATCAAGCTCGCCAACCCGGCTTACGGTACGTTCCTCAACGCGAGGGAAGTGCTGGCCATGGCGGCGGCGGCCAAGCGCATGCCGTCGCGTGAGGCCGAGTACCGCAATCTCATACTCAACCAGCGCGTCGAGGTCTCAAACGCGTTCATCGCGCCGGGGGTTTGGAAATCCTGCGGCGAGCCGCCGGGTCCGCTCGATGGGCTCACGCTGTTCGGCGGGCTCGATCTATCAGCGACGAGCGATCTCACCGCCCTGGTGCTGATCGGCTGGCACGACGGGAAGTGGAGAACGTTTTCGACGTTCTGGCTCCCTGAGGAAGGGCTGGTCGAGAAGAGCGCGAGCGACCGCGTGCCCTACGATCTATGGCATCGGCAGGGGCATCTAATCGCGACGCCGGGCAAAAGCGTGAGCTACGAATACGTCGCCCACCATCTCCGTGACCTGTGCAACCGTTATCGGATCGAGAAGATTGGGTTCGATCGTTGGAACATGAAGCATCTCTCGCCGTGGTTGAATAAGGCTGGGTTCAGCGAGCAGATGATCAAGGCGAAGTTCGTCGAATTCGGACAGGGTTACGAATCGCTTTCGCCGGCGATGCGTGATTTGGAGCAGGCGATCCTCGGAGGCAATCTCGCGCACGGCGATCATCCAGTGCTGGCAATGTGCGTCGCGAATGCGATCGTCATGCTCGATGACGCCGGGAACAGGAAGCCGAGCAAACGCAAATCCACCGGCCGTACCGACGGGCTCGTCGCGCTGTGCATGGCGCTTGGGGTTAGTACTAAGCCGGGCCCGAAGATCTCGATTGAGAACATGATAGGGTAGCGAGCGAGGTTCGACATGCAGCCCGATTTGTTCTGGTGGCGTGCTCGTGAACGGCAGCTGCAAGCGCGGCCGTTTTGTTTTGTGCGTACTGCTCGGAGCGCGGTCTCATCGAGCGTGCAACGGTTGTCGATGTGAGGGACGAGATCGTCGTGTCGCTATGCGAGCCCTGCGCGGTCGCGACGGCGCGCGCTATCGCCAAGTATGGATTCCGTCCTGACATTAACCTCGCGGGCTACCCCTGCGATCAGGCTAATCATCCAGCGTATCGTTAGGAATAAACGGAAACAGCTACGTAGCTGTTTCCATGTATTCCTAATGAACGAGAGCCGCCCTCGGGGCTGGGTTGAAGGCGGCTCTCTCTCAATTGCTCATCGTCCGGAAGCGACTCGCGGTGTGCAGCATACGCGAGGATCGCCGGTCATGCCAGAGCCGTATTGGGCCGTCATTCGGACCGAGAATCGCCGGGAGCGTGTTGCCCTGCGGTTCCTCCAAATGACCTTCAGCGAGGTGTACTTGCCGATGACGAGGGAGCGGCGGCTTAATTACGGGCATTATGTGTTTGTCAGCCGCGCGCTTTTCACTAATTATTTGTTCTGTCGGATTGACGAGACCGGGATCTGGCATCCGGTAAATCGCACGCCCGGCGTGCTAGGAATTCTGATGGATCATGTCGGTCCCGCGCGGGTGACGGACTCCATCATCGCGGGAATACGAGCATCGGAGCGAGATGGCATGGTGGAACTACCGGAGCCGCCCGACTGGGAGATCGGCACGCCAGTGAAAATTATTCACGGGGCGTTCCTGGGACAGCTCGGGCTCTACGACGGGATGCGGGCAGCCGAGCGCTGCGCCGTATTGCTGAATTTGTTTGGAGCAGAGCGCCGGGTGGACGTGGCTCGTTCGGACATTGAGCCTGTGCAGGATGAACGTCACAGCGCGCACAAGCTAAACGGGCATGCTAATGGGAAGCGGCGGCGGCCGTGATCGCGTGTGGCCCACCACGCCTCGCTGACCGTCCCATGATGCGCTGGCCGGTCGCGCGCAGGGCCACAGGCCCTGATCCGATTCCGTTGCGCAATGGCGATGTGCGGAGTAGATCTTATTCCGTTCAATTCTGGAGTTGCGCCCATGCATGGATTTAATACAGCGACGGCAGAGGAAAAGGCTTCGGCAGCAGCGCGTCGCGAGCGGGAGCAGCACGAGGCGGCGCAGGGTGAGCGGAAGCAGGCGGCGAGTTGGACGGCCTGGACTGAGGCCGTAATGCAGCGGGTACGCGCCGAGATCGCGGCGGCGGCCGAAGCAGCGCACGATCATACGAGCACAGTTGCCCAGGCCACCGCCGAGGGGTTCAACACCGTAACTGACGGGATCGATCAGCGAGAGGATGCCATCCGCAAGGAAATTCGCGCCTTGCAGGATCGCGCGGCGAGTTTTTACGTCAAGGACGGCATTTTGCACGCGCTGCGTCCGTCGGGTGCGGTCGAGCCACTCGGTAACGTGATCGGCCCACAAGGCGAACGCGGGCCGCAGGGCGAGTCTGTCGTCGGCCCCCCAGGGCCTCGCGGAGAAACTGGAGCCAAGGGTGTGTTCTCTGCCGCGCACGAATGGCAGGTACGCGGGAGATATATGTACCTGTGAAGGATCGACTTGGCAGGCCCGCATAGATACCGCAACCCGGCCTACGGCTAATGCCCCCGCATGGATTTGCGTGGCGGCTGCCGGTACGGATGCACGGTCGTTCAGCCTGCGCGGCGTCTACAACCCGGATGTGATCTATGACGAGTGCGACGTCGTCATGCTTGGGGGATCGAGCTTTGTTGCTAAGCGCAGCAATCCAGGTAACTGTCCGGGCACAAACTGGACTCTGCTCGCTGGAGTCGGCCGTCGCGGAGCAAAAGGCGAGCGCGGCGAACGCGGAGCGCCGGGAGCAACGGGCGCGCCGGGGAAACCCGGACAGCCGGGCCCTATGATCGTCGAGTGGCGTATAATTCCCGATACCTACACTGTCGTTGCAGTATTTGACGACGACCGCGTATCCAGCCCACTCGATCTGAGACCGTTGTTCGAGAGGTACAATGCCGAAAGGGTGGGTTGATTCATGGGAAACGCGAACGACGAGGCGGCAGCTATTGCGACACGCCTTGCTCCGGTGATCGTTGAACTGGGCATGTCATGGGTGCATGCCGATGGCGATGTGCGTTCTCAGTTGATCGGGATCCAGACGGCGCTGGTGATTGTCGCGTCGCGTCTCGCCGGTGTCATTAGCAAGCAGTACGGCACGGACATCAGCGTGTTCGCAAAAATAGCGAGCGAGGAGTTCGCTCGTGTCGCCGCAACGGCTCAGGCCAGCGGCGCTATGCGACACTAGGGTTCGATCATGGGATCAGATGAACGGTGCGAGCGCATGGCGTATCTGCTACGGGCGGAGACGATCCTCGCCGCCGCCGAGGCAACGCTCGATCGCATCGCCGGACAAGACGCTCAGGCTGAGCGCAGCCGGAAGTGGGCCGTGCTCAAGCGCCGCGCTAAAAGGGTGCTCGACCGAACGCAAGCGCGGGTACCCGACCGGACGCCCGGCCGCGGACTATTGTACAGAGAACATCCGGGCAAAGACTTCTACCCCCTGCCCCGGTATGACCCCAACCAGCCGCGGGACGAAGACGGTAAGTGGACTGACGGAGGCGGGGACGGCGGAGGTGGCGCCGCGGCGGGGTTGGGCAACGTCACCATTTCGGATCACTCCCGGCGGCCGTGCCTATCAGGGCAAACAGGAGTCGACCAAGGCTGCGCTGTCTAACATCGAGAGGGCACCGCGCGACATTCGCCGCGGCGATCCGCTTACGCAGTGCTTTTGCGGCCAGCTCGCTTGCGCTGAGCGTCAGGGCGTGTCTTAAATTGCGAGACTGTGCGCTGTTCCTGCAGCGGCACAGTCTCTCCCCAATCCGCATGAATGGAGCATGCTTGATGGGCTACCCCCATAATTACGGCCTCAAGCCCTCCCGCTGCAAGCGGCTGCCGGTGCGCGGCAGTCGTGCATATGCCGATGTGCCGAGGCGGCTAGGCCACGGGAGGGGCAGATGAGCATTTGCCTTCGACGGCGCGAATTCATCGCTGCGCTCGGCGGCGCGGCGGTTTGGCCGCTTGCGGCGCGGGCGCAGCAACGGGCGCTGCCAGTGATCGGTTTTCTCACCGGCAACGCCAGCAATGACAATGAAATGGTTGTCCCTCCATTCAGGCGAGGGATCGGCGAGCAGGGCTATGTGGAAGGGCACAATGTCGAAATCCTGTATCGCGTTCCGGAAACCTCGTACGACCGCTTACGCTTGCGAGCGTTGGCCGCGGACCTCGTCCGCCGTCGGCCTGCCGTCATTTTTGCGTTCGGCACCACTGCCTCACTGGCCGCAAAGGAGGCGACCGGCGCGATCCCCGTCGTATTTGCAAATGCTCTTGATCCGGTGCAGGCCGGACTTGTCGCGAGCCTCAACCGTCCGGGCGGTAACGTTACCGGCGTGACCA